GATGCAAATATTTTAAATCCATAAACAAAAGTATCATTACTTCCGTCTCCTGAATAACTGTTTTTTACTGTTGTTGATGATACTGTCATATTATTCTTCTATATATTCATTTTACTTTCTAGGCAACAATTCTTTTGGTTTTTCTTCTATATCAAAAGTTGTTTTTCTAAACCCATATTTCTCTTTTTNAGCATTTTCTATAGCTTCTTTAACCTNTGGNTATTTTTCTAGCATATCTTCTTTAGCTTCTTGTTTGTAGGCTTGAAATATTTTTTTAACAGTCATTTCTTTNCCGCCATCAAAATTTTCATTTCCTTCTTGTCTTCTTTTATAACGANTAGAATNAAAAGTTTTTTCTAATTTTTCTTGTAAAGTAATACCTCTTTTAGTAGTTTTGCCTATTCTTTCAACCCAATAATTATGAGCTGTTTGATTGTTTATTTTATAATCAATTAAATTAACTATTTTTAATATTTTTTCTGGAGGTTCAGTAACTGATTGTATTTTAAGTCTTGATAATTCTATTCTTACTGGATCTTCTTTGACATCAGATTTTCTTCCAACTAACAAAGGTCCTTGAGTTACAGATAAATAACCATCTGAAGAATAATAAACAGAACTCATTCTTTTTATTATTGGTTCTCCTGTTAACAAATCTCTTACAGGTTCTAAATATTTTGTTTTATCAATAAAAGGAAATTTTTTAACAATTTCGTCAACAAAAGTTCTTGCCTTTAATAATTCTGTGTCTGTTTTTGTCATAAATGGAATACCATTNGCTACAAATGCTTGATAAGGAATTGCATTAGCTATTTGTTTTCCTNNNTATTNAGNTAANTTTTCTGGAGTAAGATCTTCTGCTAAATCAAAACCATCAGAAATACCACGAAGATAACTTTTATTACCAGCNGATTTCATTGCAGATAATATTGCAACAGCANCNATGTTTTGTTTATTTTCATCATCAATATTAGCATTATTTTCTGCTACATCTGCAAGAATACCTAAAACATAAAAACGAGGATCGTTACGATTGTATTGCTTATAGGTTATAGTTCCGTCATCATTTTTTTGTGCAATAGAATAAGCTTGCCAACCATTTGCCATCCATAATTTTTTAACCTTGTAATTAGATGGACCTGCTCCTGTTACTCTACGATACACATTACCTTGACTATCAGTAATATCTGAACTAACTAAATGCCAACCATAAAGTGATGCTGATATTCCAAATAATTGTCTACCTAAAACATCTGCTCTTCCTTTTCTACCTCCTGTTTTCCATAATTCTCTCATAGGTTTTGTAAATGCTCCAAGTACAGGAACTCGTTGTTCAAAATTTCTCCATAAATTTGTTGGGGTTCTAACAAAGGGAGCAAGAAATCTTAAATAAGGAGCTTCTTGTAAAAAAGTTTGTACAGCTTTACCAATATTTAAATACCTTCCATCATCTAATCTATTTTGAAATGTACCAACTCTTGCGTGTTCTAACGCTTTTGTAGCAATGTCATTTTCTTTAACATTTGCCATGCCATTTTTATCAAAACCTTCTTTAAATATTTTATCTATATTGTCTTTACCTTCTTTGCTACTTACTTTAAATCCAAGCTCTAATGTATTTTCAACAGCTCCAGCGTATAATCTTCCACGATAATTTATTTGTTTAAATATTTCATCTGTAGCCATTAATAATTTTACAGGAAGTTCTGCAACTTGACCAATCCAATCAATACCAGTTCCTACTTTTCCATTAAATCCAAGATTAGAACCGCTAATAGGTCTTATAGCTTTATTATTTACAATTTGTAAATTATCTTGAGTTCTTATCATGGGATCTAAAACTGGATCTCCTTGTTTTACTGCTGTTCCCAAGGCTTTAATTGTATCTCGAAAATTATGAATCATTCCTATGTAGTGAGAAAATCCGTATCTCATTGTTTTTAAATCTCCTCTTAATGCAGCACCACTTGCCACTTCAAGAGGTTTTAGTAATGCTTCATAAGCATTACCTAATGTATTAACTATAAAAGTAGGAGTTCCAGATAAAATAGAATTTATGTAAAGAGAATTAAATACTTCTATTATTTTACTAGATTTAGATTTAGCAACTTCATTAATAACATCTTCAGGCTTCATATCTCTTATTTTTTTTGCCATGACAGCAGGATTGGAATCAAAATTTTTAAAAATGCTTGCTATTTTTTCAATGTTTAATGACTTTCCATCTGCCGCAGGTACTTTAATTCTACCTGCTTGAGTAGTTTGAGCACNTCCTTTAATTTGTTTTTTTAATGAAACAAAAGTTTCTTGAATTACTTGTTGTCTTAATGCTAATTCTTCTTTAGCTTTTTTTGACCAATTAACAACATCTTCTCCAAATTCATTTAAATATTTTGCAGAAGCATCTTGGTAATCTTTTGAAATTTTTTGTAAAACTGATTTATAAGTAAGCATTCTAACTGCTGCTTCTTTAGCTCTAACTCCCTCTGAGGTTAATGATTTTAATACTTCTTTTTGATTTCTACCAGCAAGTAATGCAAGTTCTAATGCAGTTTCATTAGCAAGAACATCATTTTCTAAAAATTCTTTTGTAGCGTCATCAAAACCATTGTCTACTATATTATCAATAGTTCTTACTACTTCATCACCACTTTTAAATGATTTAGTATTTAATATTTTATTAATCCAAAGTTCTGAATCTTTTTTAGCATTTTTTTTAGATTTAGTAATTACTTTTAATGCCTGTTCAACATCAATGGCTTTATTATTTTCTAAAGCAAACTTTCTTAATCTTTTTGTTTTTTTTCCTTGTTTAGCATCATCTATAATTTTAGCAGATTCTTTTTGAATTATTGATCTTTGTTCTAAATTTTTAGTAGCTTTCATTTTTTTAAAACTTTTAATAGCAAAAAAAATAGAATCATAAGTACCTTTTAATCCTCTTGCTGCTAATTCAAAACTACCACCAAGAAACATTCCTTCAAGAACATTTTTTAATCTACCTTCCATTTCAGTATCATTTTCATCAGTTGCTAAATATTGAGTAACTGCGTTGTTTAAAACTGGACTATCAAACTCAACTAACATATCTGACAATCTTCCTTCGTTAGGATCGAAGACAGTAAGATCAGCTATTGCACCTGCACCAAATGCTCTAGAATAATTTTTAACTGAAGTACCTACTAATCCAGCTCCCTTTAAAAATTTAGCTGGTCCTGCAAACCCTGTAATAAATCTTGAAACTCCTTCAGTCATATTTCCTGCTAAAGTTTCTGGTTTATGAAATATAGGTAAATTTCTTTTTTTAGAATATTCTTCTGCTTTCCATTTTTTAGGTGTAACTATTTTTGGAATAAAATCTTTAAAAGATAATTTTCCATCTTGATCTCCAAATTCAAGTCCTCCAAGAGAAATTATGTTTTCATCTAAAAAATCTCCTTGTTCTTCAATTGCATTAACAACTCCTTGTGAAGCAGATAAAGCCATATCTTGAAGTGTAGTCCAATAGTTAGGGTCTTTTTGATTTGGTGTTTTTATTAAACCAGAATTTACTGGTTCTATTTTTGTAGTTTCAGTATTGTTTTGTCCAAGAAGTTCTAAAACTTTTGGCGAGAATTCAGATGACATATTATTGTCCTTGTGTAGTTACTTGAACTTGATTTTGTAAAACTGGAAGATACTCATTAATAAAAGCTTTAACATCGCCTATAGTTTTAGTATTTCCATCTTCATCTTTAGTTTTTATGTTATATCCATTAAGTTTTGCTAATGTTTGATATTGTTTTAATACTTGCTCATCTAATTTTCCTTCTCCTAATAAAGACATATCATTTAATACTCTTTGATATTCTGATTCAATATCAAAACTACCTTGATTTAAAACAGTTTCTGAAACATTAAGTGATTGTCTATCTTCATATATGTTTCTTAAAGAATAAACTAACGATCTAGCAAATTCTTTTTTTGATTCTAATGATGCGTCTTGATTTGCTAATAAATAATTTCTAATTGTTTCATTATATTCAGCATCTATTTCTGCAGCGGCTAATCTATCTTGTAATTCAGGGTCTGAATAAGGGTCTGCAATATCATTAGTTAATGCTTTACCTAAATCTTTTGAATAATCCAAAAATGATTTATTTATTGTTTGTCTCTTCATTAAAGATTCATGTTGTAATTGTTCAACTAATATTTTTTCTTGTAATGTGCTAATTTTTACAGACAATTCTCCAGTATCAACTTTATATCCATTAGATCGTTGAAATGTTTTTAATGTATTTACTAATTCTATTGCTCTAGGATAATCAGCATTAGGATCTCCTTTAATAGTTAATTTTGATATTTCAGTATTATAAGCATTGTAAAGACCAACTCCAAAATCACCATCGTTTAAAAATTTAGTTCCATTTAAAGCAGTATCTAATTTTTTAATTTGTTCAGAGCCATTAACAGAACCAACAAATTGATTCATATCAGATATTAAAAAATTTGCTTTTGCAGCTTTTAAATGATTTTGTAATACGTTGTCAGGTAAATTAAAATCTGTAGCATAATTTTTTATTATAGTTTCAGTCTGGCTTCTATACCCAGCTTTTAAAGCAAATCCTGCAGCAGTATTACTTGTTGAAGCATATTTACTTAACATAGAAGAAATTTGATTGTTAACATTAATTATACTATCTTTTTCTAATGCTTCAAAAGAATTAATTTTTAACTTATAAATGTTTTCAGAATTATCTAAATCAATATTAGATTTTATTAATTCTTTAACTCTTCTATTATTAACTGAAGATAATTTTTGTTCTATTAAAGGATTGATTTTTTGTTTATAATTATTAATAGAATCTTCTTCGCTAATATTATCTTTTTGTGAATAAATAATTTTATCTGCTTCAGATTTTAATTCTAAAAGAGCTTTATCTGCAATTAATTTTTCTTCAATATTTCTTTTTTTAATGTAAAAATCTTGTGCAGCTTTACCTATTGGTGCTAAAGCAGCTGCCATACTTTTTGTAGGATCTATTTTTATATTAGATCGAATAGAACCAACTTCTGTTGTTGGTCGACCTTTAGCTGTGAATGTTGGTATTGTTGGCATTATTTTTATCCTATTGTTTAGTACATTGTCATTAAACTTTGTCCTGCTTTTGCGTAATATCCATATTGAGCTATTCTTGCTTCATTTCTGGCTACTTGTCCTTTCATACGAGCAAAATTAGCTTCTTCCATTTTTTGCGATTGAGCAACTTTAGAATTGTAAGATAATATATCTTTTTCTACTTGTGCTTGTTCAGCATTATATTTTAATATTCTTAAACCTGATCCTGATAAGTCAGCTCCAGAAAATAATATATTAGTTCTAGTTTCTCCTTGCAATTGAGAAAATTGTTGGTCAAATCTAGCAATATCAAATTCATTTTGTTCTTCTAATCGTTGTGATTCTTGTTCAGCAACTTGAGCATTACGATTTTGTATTGCTTGATTGTATTTACCTGCTGCACTAGCTTGTTGTGCTGCTGCTATATCA